CCCCGCAGTTGACTTTTCCAGCGTCATGGTCATTGACCACGGATTGCTAGGGAGATTTATCTCACCTTAGCAAAACGTGATTGCTGCCAATATCTGTAGATCAGATCAATGGTTCGCTTTCGACGGATCTTCCTCTTTTCCATAAAATCTTTTGGTTGAAGAGGATCCGGGCCAGACACAATCTCATCGTAGACAGATTCCGGAGATACGACATGATCGTCATCCCAGTCATCTGAACCTTGGTGAGCTTGGCTTTCCCTGAGAAGTGCTTTAAGTTCTTCTCGCCTTGCATTCAAGTAATTGAATACAAGTGGGGAAGTCTGACTTTCACTGGATCTGGGCGCATTAACTAATCCCAATGACTCTAAAGTCAAAGGATAAGAGTTAATTTTATTAACCGCTATATCTAAGATATAACGCTCAATTTCGTGCTGATACGTCTGCACGGGCATTGATGTGTTCCACTTGCTTAATACCCCAAGATCTTGGGCTTTAACAAGTGAATGTAAATCTTTAAAAGGATTGTACATCATAAGCGGACACGTTAATAAAACCTGGAAAAGTTCGGAATCAAAATCTTTATTCGAAAGAATAATTTTCTTGACACCTTTCTTTTCAAGCTCAGAGAGCTCTCTGAACTTTCCAGTTCGGTTTGCAAGTACTTGTAGAAATTCTAAAAGTCCTTCGGGACCTTTAGTACTTTCTACAAGAACTCTAGGAGGAACAGGGGATATTTCATTCCCTGCTATAAATTGCCTTTTTGCAATCTCAGCAACATTAATTCCAGTTTTAGGAATAAGTGACTTAGTGTCATTTATACTTACACCTATCTCTTTCATTAATGACTTGTACCTTCTAGAACCTTCCACACTACTAATAGCCACATCATCTCCAATCATTGCATAAAATGATTTATCATTCTTACAATAGTTGATGATGACATGGTGAGACATAGAGAAGGCTGCCCATGAAGTCAAAAGACCCATAGGTTGTCCTACTTTATATCTTATTTCTTTAGATTTAAAGTTGAACGTTCTGTTCACCAATAAATCCGACCACTCATGTACTAGGTCTCCAAGAAGCGGTTTAAGAGCCGCCTTTTGAATTTCTAGTGGAAACCTGTCTGTTGCGGCCGTAAGGTCGTAACAGATAAGTTGACGATGTTTAGTAAATTTCTTTACTTTGTTCCCCAGGACTTCGTGTCCAAAGGTTCCATCACATGGCATCCGTTTTAAGCAATTCATCAGATACTGATGTATTGGTTTTAAAACTGATTGCGTCCAAATATCGGGTATGCAAATTACCCTAGTCTTTCCACCACCTTCTGCAAGTAAATGCAGGCGGCCGGTTTTAAGACTTTCCAGGATGAGTCCTGGAAGGCTTTTGGCAGTGGCTAGAGAGTCTTCAATCATCTTTAATAATAATTCATTATTACTATAGACCTTTGAAGAAATAGAAACAATCTTTGTAAGGATTGAATCTCTCTCTAAAGCAACTATGTCGTAGAGTGATGTTAACCCCATAGCAGAAGGCCCATTGGCTCCTGCTTTGGTCGTTGCATATGCGGGAAACTCAGTTTCTATTGGTTCAAATGGTTTTATACCAATTGATTCATAGAAATTGTGAGCGAATTTCTCAATATCATTGAGAAGTTCCTGCTTAATTTCAGGACCATCATTGATGATGTTACTAATATCATCATTGACAGATTGTGTAAACAATCTGTAGAATGCTAAAGCTGTTAACATAGCTCTTGCATACTCTGGTTTACTCATACGTTCTTTCTTAATATGGATATATTTAGGAAAGCCCGAATTTTGTTTTAGCCACATATTTGAGGCTAATTCAGAATCTTGAAGTAAGAATTTCATTTTACAATGTCTTTCTACTTCTTTATGAGTTTTAATAGCGTCCTTCAATCCTCTTGATTTTACAAGTTCAAGAAAATTTGAAGTTATACTATTAACTGATTTTACAACATTTTGATCTGATCCGAACAGCAGTATCACGTTCGCTGTGAAGATTGATTTTAATGTCTGTATCTTTTTGTTCATAATAATCATTATGATCATAAAGATTTGCTTTCTCCCGAAGGGTGCCACAAACCGACTGAACAGATCAAGTTCAGTCCAAGTCTTATGTTCTCGTAAGAACATCTCTCCCCG